CCATACCATCCGTCCGCGCCCATTGGTTGCGCGGTAAAGCACTTGTCAGCAAAGGTAATCTGTGACGCGCTGAAAATATCTTGTTCAATCTTGGAATTGGTGGTGTTATTGTAGGCCAGATGGAGTTTTACGCGGATAGGCTCCCCGCGCTTATCCAAGTTCGCCTTATGCACAATCTGATAGGTTGCAGAACTGTCCGCGTCATATCCTTCTTCAACCCACACTTCGCCCTTGGTATAATAAGAACCGTTCGTGGTCGCGGCTACCTGCATATCCCTTAATGTCTGGTATCCATGCGCCATGACATCATTATACGTTTTAATGCAGAAGTTCACGCGCTCGGTCAGGCAGTTCATGGCTTCGTAGAGGCTGTCTCCCTTCACCACAGAAGGCGCGGGTGGACACAGCGGCGGGTGAGGTGGCAGCGGAGGTGGGCAAGCTTGCGGAAAATCCGGCTGGTGAGGTGGCGGAGGAGGGCATACGGGCGGATACTGCGGCATACCACAGCATGGGTCTGGTGCTGGATGGGGTGGCTGGCAGGAAGGCGGGGCCGGGAACGTGTCGCGGTCATGGAAATCACTCATGATTAGTACACCTCCATAAATAAATCATGTAATGCTTGGATAATCTGAACGTCTATGTTAAGGATGGTTGCGCGGTATTCGGCTACGAGCTTTGCCGGGGACTGTCCTCGTCTGCCTTGCTCTTTCCTCACAATTCCAATGTCGTTGGTGCTGGACATACTTTCGGTTCCCGTATACAGGCTGCTAGAATCCCGGCGCGTCTGTTTTTGGTCGTTGGTCTTCCCGGTTGCCCGAATGCCAGTGTGTTCCTCTGCCCCATTGTCAAGGTGATAGGTTTCAGAGCCGCCTTCCCTCCATTGTTTATCTTCATGGTGCGTGGTATCAAAGGTGTTGTCGTTGCTCTCGTGTGCTGTGCTGTCATCGTCAACGGTCGCATCGCGGGTATCCGTTTGATGGGTGTTCTCGTTCAGCTTCCGGTTTCCAACAACGTTTTCAGTGGTATCAGTGGTGTTATCGTAGGTAGTGGTAACGTCCTCCGTCCCCTTGCTCTTGACGGTTTCCGTCTGGTTAGTGGTCGTTTGGGTGGTGGCGTAACCGCTGGAAGTGGTGGTAACTGTCCCATCCGGGGCAGTGGTGGTCGTGACGGTAATGGCCGTCTGCGGAAAATCCGAATACGTTTCCGTCCGGTTCATGTTGGTTGTGGTATCGGACGTTGTATCCCGGTCAACCACAGTTTTAGACTTGTCGGTTTTCTTGCCAGTGGTGTCCTTTGTGGTATCCTCTGTCAAGTCATGGCTCCCGGTCGTCTCGTCTGTAATATCGGTTTTCTCGGTATTGTGGTAGGTGGAATCCATGTCCAAATCTTGGGTTTCCTTCCCCACTTGGTCAATGCCATGGTCGCCGGACTTGCCGTAACCGGATGCCTTGTCCTCTTGGTGCTCGTGGGTGAAATCCTTTTGGGAGGTATCATTCGTATACTTGGTGGCGGCTTCGTCTGACCGCTGGCCTTCGTTTCGGACACTCTGTCTGCCCTGCTGTCTGGCAGTCCGGGCGGCTGTATCCGTCACTTGCTCAAAAGTATCGGTCAGCAGCGGATTATACCGGATGGCAGCAGATTCATATAGCTGGTTATAATACGGCATGATTTCCAGCATCCGGGATTCAAGGTAATGATTGAATCGGTCGGGGGTTTCCATTCCGATTTCATCAAACCAATAATGCCGTATAATCTTATCATTGAGTTCCTGTCGATGGTTTTCGTCATAGATAGGGTAAGTGTTCAAGGCAAGAGGATAACCAGCTTTTACAAGGCTCCCCAATTCAATGGTATATTCAGCCATTCTTGCTACCCCCTTCTAAGCCGTTCGCCTTTCCGTCAACGTCTCCCAAACCAGGGACACCGGATGTCAGGATTTCTTCATTCAGGTTCACTTCAATGTTAAGGCCAAACATCTGGTTGATTTTCTTGGCCGCTTCCCTGCGGGAGTTCAGCATAACCACACGCTGTGCAGCCACTCCACCCTGTGAACCTTCGGCTTCCACAGAAACCAAACGTTCTTTCTTTTCCGACGCGCCGTTGTTCACTCCCAAGAACGTCAAAGCTTCATTCCATATCTGCTTTTTCAGGGTTTGAAGCTTGTCGGACACGAATGGTGCGGCAGTCGGGATACTGGTAATCTGCGACAAATCCAAATGCTTGGACGCGAATATAACAGGTACATTCCCATCATAATCCTTATACGCATTCTCCAGGGACAAACGTTCTTGTTCGGAACAAATCACCACAACAGGGGTTTTCTGTCCTCTTACATTCACTTCTATTGTCCGTTCGATTTCAGCAAGCCGGGACGCATAAAGGGCCAATGTCGGGGCAGTAGGCGTGTGGAAGTAATTATTCCAGATAATCACGCTGTTTTTCGCGTTTCGTTCCACGCGGTATCCGTTCCACGAATATGCGGTACGGTCAATAGGGATACGGTATATATCGATTTTATCGCGGGGTACAAACTGTAAAGCCAGATGTCCTATCAGGTTATCTTCAAAAAATAGTATCTTCCCTTCCTCCACCAAAGTGATTTCAAGGAAACGTGGGTCAACGGTATCAGGTAAATTCGACCACTCGAATATGTTGGTCGCTATTTCCTCTAACCGGTAATAGTAATCAAGGAACACCTCGAAATTACGTCTTGCCGCCTGTTGCCTACGTCCTTTCACGCAATAAAACGGGTCAAAGGGATATACTTTAACGGAATTGATTATCAAGTGTTTAACCTCCTCCCTATGCGGGATAATTGGGCTTGGAATAATCCCCTACCCAATCGCCGTTATGCCAGAACCGGATACCCTGATTGAAACAGGATTTAATAACGTTCATGGCTTCAACAGGCATACTCCCTTTGATAATGACATTAGAGGTTTGTACATAGTTCCATGCGTTGCGGCCTTCCATTTCAGGGACTTTAATTCGGTTGACCGCATACCCGTACATATCAAAAAAGTCGTCAATGATGGCCGCTGTCTCCGGGGTGATTGACATTTCCTTAATGTCAAATCCAACCTTGCCGCTGGAAAAGTTCAGGCTTGTTCCATGGGCTGAACCCTTCAGAAGTCCGGGACACCGGGAGCGAACCCAAGCCTCTGCGCCTATATCGGCTGCACCTTTCAGAAGCCCGGTAACAAAATCCTGCTGCACGTCTCCTAGTCCTGCGGCTCCCTTGACCAGCGAACCCCATCCGCCAGAACCCAAGCTGATACCGCCCGGACGGCCAGAGTTCCCCATACTGATATTTTGGCCGCCGATAAGGGACGCGATGGTATTCCTAGCATTGGACAGCCCGGCTCCTATGGTATCGACGCCAAGGTTAAACAGTCCCTTGACGGTTGACGCGATGCCTTCCCCGCCCCACCAGTTAGCGAATGCGTTCGTAGACCAAGCGCACGTCGGGAATCCAGAGATTTCAAGCACTTCATCATAATCGACAAAGTTCCCGCCCTTGTAATTGTTGGCAAACAGGTAAGCGGCTGGATTGATTCCGCCTACGGTGGCGCATTGGAAATTACACTGTCCAGGAGAAGGCGGAGCACTTCCGCTGTATATGGCAAACATCTCGTAATAATAGTCCTTCATCTGCCCTTGACGGTTGGATACTTCCAATTTGATGTAAGGGTATGATAAAAGCTTCTTGTTACGCGGTGTGTATCCAGCCAAATCAGAAGGAACGGAAATGGTCTTCGTTTCTGTCTTGCTGGAGTTGATACTCCAGGGCGACATGAATACGCAAGTAATCGCGTCGGCCTTGGCCTTCTTATCATAGGTTCGGATGAACGATGTGGCGGCTCCTGCGTTGGTAAATTCATGAAGCTCCACGCCGGAATAAATCTGATTGTAGCTTTGCCCTGCCACAGTCTGGTCATCCGGGGTTGACGAAACGCCGACCACAATATATACGCTCCCGCCGGATAACTCTATCTGATTCACCTTGTTGACAATCATATCCGAGCTTCCAAACGGTTCCGGTGCAAGGTGCTCGAAAACGTTATCTGTCTTGGTGTGTTCCCGGATGACCATGGAGGGCAGCACTTCAAAATCAAACAGATAGGTTTGAAAGAAATCTATCTGATAGATTATCTCGGTGTCGTTCGGGTTCTTCATATTAATCGAGACAATGAACGCATAAAACCATTTGGAGCCATATGGCTGGTTTTGGAAACAAACATAGTTACAGTCCCGCAAGTCTTCTGCGTTGGCAGGGACACGCATACTGTAACTAATCCTAGGTGATGTTATCATAGAGGAAACGCGCTGGAAGGAAGCGTTATTATATCTGAATTTTGCCTTGCCGCTGAAAAACCCCTGCTGTGCTCCGGCAGACGTAAATTTGATGGTATCGCTATATGTGCTGTCCAGTGGGACACCAGCGCATACTAGGATATTGGTCAGCGGCGTATATTCGTTTGGCATTGTCTCACTTCCTTTTTATTCCCTGTTTGCCCGTATGTTTCACGTGAAACATACGGGTTGAGTTGGAAGGGAAAGTATATCAATCACACAACGGTTACGGTGGCCGTCGCGGATTGGGCTGGATTATAAATGGAGGTGGCGGTTACGGTAATGGTACCCGCTTTTTCATCCTCACCAATGACAAGCTTGCTGTCAGAAGTAAGCATATAGGAATCAGTAGCACCTTCAACACTCCACTGAACTGCGTGGGAAGGAATCCCGGTTCCGTCAACAGTAACTTTAAACTGAACGGTTGTTCCTTTCGGTGCATTTGTGGCTGTTGGGGTAATGGTAACGCCTGTGACGGTTGGAGAACCTGTCGTAAACAGAATAGCGTTGCAGAAAGGCGATGTGCTGAATGTCTTCCAGACATGATACCAGTAGTTCCAATAAAGCCCTTCGGGGTTATACAAATCCCGGAACGCGATGTCATTGTCGAGAACCATCCACCAATCTTTGTCCACCAGAGCGGCTACGACACCCTGTCTCTCAAGCCCGCCAAAATCGTCAATCAGGACTTTGTGTCCCATAAACTCTGTCTTATCCATATTGAATGCAGAAGCCAACACGTTCACGTCAAAGTAAGCGTCGTAGGCCGCGTCAATAATCAGGTATTGGTCACGTTTCGGGGTTCTGGTCAGAACACCTAAGCTGTTGTATTTGTTGGACATAAATTCCAGCTTGTTGGAAGTTGATTTGATGATAGCGGCAGTGGCTTTCATGTCGTCGGCAGTCCTGCCAGCGGGTACAGTGATAGGCATCATTCGCCCACTGTTAGCGGCTTCTGCTATCATCTCTTTCATGATGATAAATTCATCCAGTTCCGAACCTGTATACAGACTGTCAATAATCCCGTTGATGAGGGTTTGCAGCCCGCTGTTAGACAGGAAAGCGGCTTTCAAGTCGTTTTGCTGGATGGTGGTTTTGTAGAAGTTCTGATAATTCCTCTTGTGGAATACAGCAGACACATCGGGAATCTCGCGCTTGTATACGAGCTTTTCCGCGATGTTAGGATTATACTGGTGCGCATGGGCGACACCTACATAAATTTCCTCAATGGTATCCCCGTACTCCATAAGTCCCTTTTTGAAGAACCTAAGAGGGTTGTTATAGCTCTTAGAGCTAATCAGCACGCGGCCAATCCTGTTTACCAGTTCTTTCAAGAACTCGTTGGCAGTCGCGTCAAACTGCATGATTGCCTGTCCTACGGATTTTAAATTCTGCTGCGTGGCGACCGGAATCCTGTCTTGATACAGGGTGCTGGAATTGGCGCGAATCCGGTTCAGAATGTCCACGTTACTGGCCTGTAATGTAACGGGTGTTGGTTTAGTAGGCATAATTTTAACTCTCCTTTACAAATAAATCTGAATAGTCGGTTTTGACTTCTGCTTCGGCAATCTCCGCAGCTTGTTCCCGGATGGCGGTCGGTTCGGCGGGGGCTGATTCCGGCTCTCCACCTGCAAAGAAACGTTCGCGGTACTGCTTGACAGAATCGTTATACTTTTCTTCCCATAGCTTCCCATCCGGCGCAAAGGGGCTGTGTTCCGGGGTGGGGGCGGGGTCTGGTGCTGGTGCTGGTGTTTCACGTGAAACATCTGTAAATGCTTCCTGCATTTCCTTGAGGATGTCCATCACTTCCGGCTTATCCCCGGATAGTTCAGAAGCCTTTAACACTCGTTCCTTAAATTCATCAATGGTCATTTGTTTTTCCTTCCCTTCAATATATCGTTTACCCTAGCCTGTACCTGCGTATAATCATAACCAGCGTCCTTTAACCTTACGGCGCGTTCGGAGCCATTGCCCCATTTCCCGTCTATGACTTCTTCGGCCACTCTGGTTAGAACGTCTGTTTCGCTTTCACTCGGTGCGTCTGACTGGGTAAATTCGACGTAACATTTATCAATATCGACTTTGCCATTAATCCCCGGACAGCTTCCGCTTCCGCTGTACTGCCATATGTCGTATCTTTTGACGAAAGAGGGTGGTTTTACGCTGTATTTGGCAACCCATAGGGAAATTTCTTTGAGGGGTTTTATCCTGTCATAGTTGACCATGGCATGGAACGTCGAAACATCCGAGCCGTAAATACCGGATTTATAGCCATGGCAGCGGACGCATTCACAGAATGTCAAAGCTGCATCCGTCACAGCTTCCTTCCAGCGCGTGGGGGTTGTCTCTATGTCGCAGTACAGAGGAAAGTCAAACGTCTTGCCCTTTACAATGTCAAGGAAACGGGAAGCTTCTATTTTCCCTGTTGTGCTGTTGGCAAAGTGCTGACCAACAAAATAATACGCGCCGACTTTCAGCCCTGCCTTTACCGCGTCTTCGTAGTACCGGACAAAGTTGCTATCCTGATAATACCCCGCGTCGCTTCCTCCAGCCTTGATAATGACAAAATCCATCCCGGCATTTTTTACCTTGTTGAAATCTATCTTGCCCTGCCAATGGCTTACGTCAATTCCCGTTGTTACTTTCATGTTTCATCACTTCCCCATCTATTGCTTTCATTAATTCATTCATGGCGTTCGTATTGTTGTTGATTGCTTTTAAAAAACGTTCTTCACTTTTTCGATGGTTATCTGCTTCTTTGGTCATATATCGGAAAAGCACGATTGTGCAGGCGATTGGAAACGCTTGGTTTCCTACGATTCCGCTTAGCATCGTAACAATTTCAGAAGCATCCAAACATCTGCACCCCTTTCGTCCACGAATTTATGTTTCTATTATACCTCCAGTATTGCCAAATTGCAATAGGTATGATATAATAAATAGGAAGGAAGGGATTAGCTATGGCATATTACGACGGTACAAAACTGCTATCATTGAAAGATATAAATGACCAACAACCGGAAATTTATATCCTTGTGGGAAACCGGACAGGCGGTAAAACCACTTTCTTTAATCGTATGCTGGTAAACCACGTGCTCAAAAAGGGTACAAAATTTATGTTGATTTTCCGGTATCAATCAGAGATGGAGGAAATCGCGGATAAATTCTTTAAGGATATTGGGCCGCTGTTTTTCCCTGATATGGTGATGGAAGCAGAAAAGAAAAGCAAAGGGCTGTATTATAATCTGTATATCCGAAAGAAGGCCGAGGAAGCCATACCTATTCACGCAGGGTATGCGGTGTCCCTGAATAGTGCAGATAAACTCAAACGGTTTTCTCACCTATTTTCAGATGTGTCTGAAATGCTGTTTGACGAGTTCCAGTCTGAAACCAATCAGTATTTGGGAAACGAAATTACCCGGTTTCTGTCCCTACATACGACGGTCGCGCGTGGACAGGGCGAGATGGTGCGGCGCGTTCCTGTGTATATGCTGTCTAACACCGTCTCCCTCATCAACCCGTATTTCGTCAAGCTTGGGATTTCTAACCGCATAACAAAAAATACCCGGTTCCTCAAGGGGAATGGGTATGTGATGGAAGTCAATGTAAACTTGGATGCTGCCAAAGCTCAAGAATCCAGTTCGTTCAACAAGGCATTTGCTGGACATAAGTATCTTGAAATGGCCAAAGAAAACCTGTATCTGAATGATAATATGACCTTTATTGATAAGATTGATGGAGCCTCTAAGTATGTGGCCACAATTAAGTATGAGGGTGTTGAATACGGTATCCGCAAGTATGAGGATAAAGGGCTGTTACACGTTTCCACTTCAGTGGACAAAACCAGTCGTTTCCGTATTACTGTCGGCGTTGACGATTTCTCGGAATCCTTCTTGATGGTTTCTTCTAATGCGTTCCTGATTATCAAACTACGGGCTTATTTTACCCAAGGTTGTATGAGGTTCCAAAACCAGATGTGTAAGGACGCATTTTTAAAGGCCATCAACATCTATTAACGGTATCCCTTCCATGACATTGGCTTGTCTAATACGGGGTTTACACTGTTGAAAAATACAGCCCGGTTAGCGTCCGATTTGTAAACGGCTTGCCAAAGAATGGGATTAAGGATATAAGCCCCCGGATTTCCGGGGGCTTTCTTTTGAGGGTGTTTCACGTGAAACATTAATAGATAGCGCGGTTCTTTTTGCCGTTCCGCTCCCATGAATAAGTAGCGGAGTTCTTGGGTTTTCGGTGAGGGCGGGTGTCGATGTACATCGCGCCGCTGTTTCCATACCAGCGGATTTCGTGGATGTAACGGTTTGATTCCAGCAGGAAGTTTGCTACGTCACCTAATGTCTCCACGTCGGTTAGGTATTCCTCTGCGTGGGTGCTGTCAATGATAATGAAATTGTCCTGATTGATTGACTTTACGTTAGTGTACATTTATAAACCTTCTTTCATCTTATAGGTGGTGTCCACTAGGACTATCCCGCCTTTCATTCTGTGAACCATCAATTTACCCGGTATCTCCAAGCCTGTTTTGAAATCGGTTAAGTCATGAGGGGTGGAGAGAAAGTCTAAGTCTGCCTGACTGTATTCAATGTCACGCCGTCTGCCTGTAATGCTGTCAATGAATAATTCCTTGCATTTCTCGTTCATTCCTGCACATTTTATGTCATAATACGGCTCATCTAATAGCTCCCCGTCGCTCTTGATTATGTGCTCTGTGTACGTCTTCTGCCGGACAAAACGCGCGTTGTCCCATTCGCTTTCTATCTTCCAAGCATTGAAATGCGTGGGGTGGATTTCAATTCCGACTAGCTCGGACAGTGGCATATTACAATGAATGCTGTCAGTGTCCACATAGCATAGTCCGGGATTGGCTCCATGGTAGTTCTTCTGTGCTGCACGTATGGTGAAGTCTCTGGCATAGCTCGTGATGGCCGCTCCGCTTGCGATGTGTCCTGCTTTTTTGTCATTGGCTACGTATGTCTTGTATCCTAGCGCTCCTGTTGGTTTCACATACGCCACCTTGAAATCAGAACGGGTGGACATGGCCAGCTTGCCGTAGAGGTTGTTCAGGAATAGCTTGGCTATCGTGCGTTCGCCCTTGGTCTTTGCGTTCTCTTTCATCGCGCGGTATTTGTTAATGTACTCGTCAAATATTCCCTTCTCTGCTTTAAACGTGCAGAAATCTAATATCTCTAAATCCTTTACGTGGTAGTGCTCCCGGAATAACTTGTAATCCGTTTTGCTTAACGTTAGTTCAGCCTTTAAGTCCTTGATTTCTCCGTTAGGCATCTTGTATTTACTGGCATACCGGCCATCTGGTAGCTGCTTCATGTTGGTTGTCAGATTCTCGTTGCCTTTGTATAGGAAGCTATTGCGGATGTGGATAAACGGGACTTTGCCTTTTTTCAGCATGAAGTTGCATCGGATTCTGATATAGTAATAGCAGTCATCCTGATTCAGAATGTCTTGCATCCATTTCACGTTAAAGAATATGCCTTGATAAAACATAGGATAGCCAACAGGATACCAGCGGTTTCCGTCGCTGTGCATTTGGGAAGGGTACAGGCTGTTTACGTCTGCGGTGAATCCCGCGCCTGTGTCCTTGTTGGCCTTCTCCGGGACGTAATAGCACCAGCCGCCGCCGTAGGCTTTGCGGATGTATTCATCTGCGTTCGGTGCGCCATATGTTTCTGCGTCTATCTTTTCTCCTGTCAAGTCCGGGAAAAAGTCTTCATAGTACCTTTGAAGGTTCTTGTATTCTGCCAGGCAACACGCGCCAATGGTCATTTTGT